AGGTTGAAGCGCTACAAAAAGGCTTAAAAGGGGATGTGTCTGGGGCTACTATTATACCCCTAAGTCTTCAAGCGGGAGAAGCTTTGACTGCGGCTCGGGCGCAAGCTGGGTTGCCCGACGCTGGCAAACTCCTCCCCTCAGAGCGAAAAGGAGAATTGGTCACAGAAGAGTCGAAAAAAAGAGCAGAACTGAGAAAGGGAGTGGCAGGGGACAGCGCTCGGTTAGAGCTGGAGGCCCAAAAGAAAATTTTGGCGGCTACTTTAGAGATTAGAAAAGCAAGATTAACAAATACTAATCAGATAAAAGGCCAAATCAACGCTGCTAAAATTCTTGGTAATCTAACTGGCGAAGAACTAAGAGTATTAGAAAGAAAGGAGTTTATAGAAAACCAAGCAAACAAAAGAATTGAAGGCAGAATTGATTTAATTAAAGAACAAGTTGAGGCAGCAAAGGTATTATCCATTAGCGAAGAGCAGAGGGATCTTTTGGCTGAAAAGTTTGGTGCGCTTGACAAGAAGAAGATTAAAGACGCGGAGCAGTTAAGAACTCTTCTTGGAGAAGTAATTGGTATAGATAAAGCCAGAAGCAACGCGGCAGAGACGTTACTAGACTCTCTATTTGAGCTGCTTACTGCTGAAGAGAATTTGCTCGATGTTCAGGATTTGATAAATTTAGCGTGGAAAGACGGGGATATAGCGACTAGAAACATAGCAGACAACTTGAAAGAGGCTACTGATCAAATGATCAGAGCTGCTAGCGCTCGCGCTTTTGATGTTACACAAGGAAATGTTAGACAAAACATCGCGGATCGCCAAGACATCGCCAGATTGCAAACCGAATTAGTTGGCGCTGGACCTGAAGACGTAGAAAGAATATCAAAACGGCTAAACGATCTTCAGGCGGGGATAACTCGCAGAGGTGGAGAAGATCTTCGCGCTACAGGACTCTTAGAAGCACAAACAATAGCGGGTAGGATAGCTCAATTAGACACAACTCTTGTCCCTGGAGCGAGGGAATTTGGCGACACCAGAACAAAAGGACAAGAACTACAGGACGATATTTTGGCCAAGAAAACTCAAGAAGAAGTTGTTGCCTTTGTGAGAGAGTTGGCTAAAACGGGAACAGACAAGCAAAAAGAAGAAATAGAAAAAGCGCTTCCTGGGTTAGAGCAAGCGCTCAGAAGACAAGCGGACGCAACAGATGAAGTTGCCAACAACGCTGAAAAGCTAGCTACCGCTTTAACCCCATTTGACAGAGAGAAGCTACAGTCTGGGCTTAAGTTAAGACAAGCTAGAAAGATGGGAGTGGGTGTCGCAGCAGCTGAGAGGCTAGACAGGGCGACTCGGGAATCTCAGGGTCAAGGGCTATTTGCACAAGAGGCGCGAGACTTAAGCACTCTACAAAGAGGCGTGTTTCAGCGTCTTAAAGAGAGTCCAGATTTTCAGGAAGTATACCAAACTGACGCTCTTCATGAGTCTCTCAAAAACGCCGCTCTAACTTTTAAAAACACCATGTCTGATGCTATGGTTGACGCCATCATTCAAGGGGGAAGCTTGGGAGACATTCTTAGGAGTGCTGCTACAGACTTCTTCACGATGCTCTCCAAAGCTTATATGCAAAACGCTGTTGATAGAATTGTTGGCGAAGGTGGGGGGCTTCTGGCTAGGGTGGGATCTGCTTTGTTTGGCGGTAATACAAGAAATAGCGGAGGTATTATTACAGGTGGCTCTGGATCTAGAGATGATGTCCCCACGTTGCTTACTGGTGGGGAATTTGTTATAAGAAGAAGCTCTGTGCAAAAATATGGTGAGGGGTTTTTAGAGGATCTTAATACGGGGCGCGTTGGACAAATGCAAAGCGGAGGAAAGTTCCCCAGAAGAGGCTCGTCTCTGGGCGAAAGAGGAAATTTCTATACCCCAGGAACTTATGGGCAAGGTTCTATTACGGGCACTCAAAATCTTTTGGACTTTGCTACTCAGTCCCATACTAGCGGCCAATTCGACCGAGTTAGTGGAGGGGCGGGATATGGATCGGCATCATTGGAGCCCATGAGCGCCCGATTAACAATGTTTGGGAGGAGAAATAGCCCACTGTTTCAGAGAGAACAAGAGTCACAAAGAGAAGCTTTCGGACTCTACACTCGCCAAATTCAATATGAAGAACAAGTAAGACAACAAAACGAGGAGGATAGGAGACAGTTCAGGAACTCTATGCTAGCAGCCGCTGCGTCTGCTGCTCTAAGTTATGGTATTGATTATCTTGCTGAGAACCTCCCCCAAACCCCAAAACCATTAGGCGAAGACATTTCTCCCAGAAGACTGTCTGAGCGCCCCGCTGGTCCTGCTGCTGCGACTTTGACCACTACCCCGACATCACGTAGTCGGAGGACATCAGTTAACATAGCACCTGGGGTTGCAGCCGCACCCCCGCCCGTCCCATTGCCACTAGATACGTTTGAAAGTGACATGGTTGATCTGGACATACGCGATGAAGATCTTCGGGCGATTCTTCACAGCCACCCCACTGACGGAAGTCCCTTCAGAAATAATAGGGCTGCTGGTGGCTACATTTCTCCCACTGCTGGAGTAGATACTGTTCCCAGTATGTTATCGGGTGGTGAATTTGTAATGAACGCTGCCACCACTCAACGAATGGGTCGCGGAAATCTGGCTGCTCTTAATGCTGGCGGTGGTGGAGAGGGCGGTGACGCTGCCATCGTCGCTGCCATTAATAACCTTGGCGATGAATTAGGGGGTAGTGGAGAAACCATAATTAACATCACCGTTAATTCTGATGGAACTGAAACTCAAGACGGCGATGGTGATGATCAACAGCAGAACTTGGCTCTCAAAATTAAAGATGTCGTAAGACAAACTATCCAAGAAGAGAAAAGATTAGGCGGCTCGTTAAGAAGGCAATAAAAGATGTTTGGAACAAAGTTAAATTACGAGTCTCATTTTTTCCTCCAAGGGGCGGCGGGATTGGAACTGTCTGGAGTCGAGTCAATAGATATTGGATATCGAAATTCGTCCAACACCGCCAAGCCTTTAGGCTATCAAAACGGGGTAACAACTATTGGTGGACCTACATCGCAGGAAGTTTCTTTGTCTCGTAATTTGCTTTTTGGTGACCCTTTATTAGACTATACGGGAGCAAATCACATTGTTACGGGGAGTTTTAATTATGACAATAATGCATCTTATGGATTTAATAGTGGATATTTAACTTCTTATTCGGTTAATTGTGCGGTTGGGTCTATACCTAAAATTAATACTTCTTTGATAGTTTATGACGAGTTAAGAAGCGGGGTCAATGCTTCTGGAACTGCGCGTCAATCAATATTTATTCCGAGTCAGGGCTCTATAACAGCTACGTGTGATAATACTACCAGCAACAGAGTTCTTGGTTTTGATTATTCTTTAGAGGTAACGAGAAAACCTTATTATACCGTGGGCTTAAAAACCCCCGTTGAAGTTAAATATATATCGCCCATCACCTACACTGCTAGTGTTCAACTAGAGGCAGATGATGTTTTTTTAGAGAGCGGTTATAATTTTTTGACAACAGGAAAGGAAGAAAAAACTGTTTCGTTCGCCATTAATGGAAGAGATGGGACTTCTCTCCAATCTCTTACTATCCCGAAAGCTTCTCTGGTGAGTGAGCAGTTAAGCGCTTCGGCAGATGGATCAGTTCGTTTAACTCTTAACTATGTAGGTCACTCATGAGCGAAAGTTTATTTTATAATAGAGACCAAAACATCTCAGGTATAACGGTTCCCAGCGAACTGTCTGGGATGAACTTTGTCCCTGTTTATGGGTCTAAGGTAGAGTTTTCTGCCAACAATCATAAATATAACACTGATGATTTTTATTATAATCTAATCCCCTTATCAGTAAATAGCTTAACAGCGAGGTTTAATGTTAGGTATGATGTTAATGAAAGCGGAGCCAGAAAGCTCGCCACCTTTTTCGAAAGCAAGGAGGGCTTCAACCCTTTAGAGTTTACTCCTGATAATTCAGTAATTTACAAAACTGTTTCGGGTTTTTGTGATAATTATGCGATCAACTTTATAAACAACCAACACTTCGAAGTAGGGGCCAGCATTAATGTTGATCGTGCCCCGACTTTATTAAATTGGAAAAAGGGCAACTTTGCTAATGTCCCATTCCAAGCGTGGCTTCCCGCACGGTCGCACCAAAAATATGATGTGGTTTATTATCGTTTTAATCCCAATGGGACAGAGAATGAAAACAAGTTAGAAAACTTTTATTATTGTAGTGGAGATCACATAGCCACCTCAAGCAATAGTCCCACGGGGGCGAACTCTATGTGGTCGCAAAAGTTTTTCTTTGAACCAGATATCGGGGTCCAAAATGATGTAACAATTAAAGCGGACGTTTTAAATTATAAAAATTCTTTTACGCAGCACTTAAAAACTAATGACAACATAGCCACATTTGATATGGGCTATACTTATACTAACATCACCGACCAACAATTGAGGTGTATGCTTCACTTTCTGGAGAGGAAGGCGGGTTATAGAAGATTCGAACATCAAATCCCCTCTGTTTATAATAGGCCGAAGGTCTACTATTCTCCTCAGTGGAGTCATGAATGGAATTATTTTAATTCTAATACCTTAAGCGTTGAACTTATCGAAGATCCCCTCGGAGTAATACCTAAAGCTTATTCAGGGATAGACCCGTGGGATAATACAAGTGCTAATGCATATATAAGCGCGGTTGAGAGTGCTCCGCTTGACCCTTACATTTTCAACGATTCACAGAAGGGGGCTATCACAGACTTTTTTAATGAGCTTGATTCTAAAAATCTATCTTCGAAGATAAAGAAGATGTGGCTGGTTGGATTTTCGGTTTCGGGTGGATTATACGATGTTATTA